TGGACCGCGTATTAGCGGCCGAGCTGAAGACTGAAGACCTGTTTATTCCCCAGTGGGGGGAGACGGTCCGAGTGCGCGAGTTTAACGCGGGCGAGCGGGTGGACTTTGTGAAGGATGCCCAAGGCCAGACGCGCGTGGCTACCGTTCGCGCGGTGATCGCGTGCGTGACTGACCCGGAAACCGGCAAGCAGGTATTCGAGCGCGCGCATCAGGACATGCTTCTCACGAAATCGGCGGCGGCAGTCGAGCTGATCGGCGAAAAGATTCTCAAGCTCTCCGGCATCCTCAAAGACGCCGCCGAAGACCTTGAAAAAAACTCACAGGCGAGCGTCTAAGCCTCTTCGCGCTCGCAGAACTCCTCCATATGCCCGTGTGCGAACTTAGCACGCGGATGTCCTCCTCTGAAATGACCGAATGGGCCGCCTATCTGCGCATCAAAAACGCGGAGATGGACAAAGCCGCGAAGTCACAGCAAGCTCCTTCTACCCCCACGCGACGCCGGTAAATCATGCCAATTCTCTCAAATCTCATCGTGCGCATTGGCGCGAGCACCGACGATTTCGACAAGCAGGTAGACCGCTCGCTGAACAAAGTGAAGCGGTTCGCGTCCGACGTCACGGCGGCGGGCACCGCGCTATCCATTGGCTTTTCCGCGCCGCTGATCGCCGCGGGCGCCGCCGCCATCAAGGCCGGCTCCGACATGGAATCGCTCACCATGGGCCTCAAGGCCGTCATGAAAACGAGCGAAGCCACGGCGGCCGAAATGGCGAAGCTGCGCGAAGTGGCGAAGCTGCCTGGCCTCGGGCTGGAAGAAGCCGTCAAAGGTACGATCCGCTTACAAATCCTCGGTAACTCCGCGAACGAATCGCGCCGTATCATGGCCGAACTCGGCAACGCGCTGGCCGTCGTCGGTGGCGGGCGCGAGGACTTCAACGAGGTGATCCGTCAGTTATCCCAATTGGGAGCCGTCGGCAAAGTCACGAAAGAAAACCTCGACCCGATCATTGAGCGCATCCCGCAACTCGCCGCGATCATCAAGGAAAAGTTTGGCGCCGAAGCGCTGGGCGACACCGCGAAGACGTTCGAGAAGCTGGGCATTTCTTCTCAGCAATTCATCAAGATCATCACTGACGAACTCGCCAAAGGCGAGCGCGCGGGGAATACCTACAAGAACTCCTGGGAGAATATCCAGATGGCCGCGAAGGACGCGGCGGCCGAGTTCGGGAAGACGCTTCTGCCCATCGCGCAGCGCGTGTTGGACGACTTTCTGACGCCGGGCATTGAGAAGGCGAAGGCGCTGGCTACGGCGTTCCGCGATCTTCCGCAGCCTACGCAGGACTGGGCGCTGGGGCTGACTGCCGTGGCGACGGCGGCACCGCTTGTACTCGTGGCCCTAGGCACGCTGATTGAGAAGGGCGCGCTGGTTTTGGGTGCCCTCAATAAAGTAACTCCTAAGCTCAAGACATTCGCCGAATGGCTTCTGAAGATCGGTCCTTGGGCAGTTACGGCCGCCAGCGGCATCACCTCCTCCTTTTGGCCTGCCGTTGACGGGCTGGCGGCCAGGCTTACTGCCGTAGCTGGCGGCATGAGTGTTATGGGCGCCGCATCAGTATCGGCTGGCGCGGCGGTGGCCGGGTTTATGGCGATGCTGATTTCTCATCGGCAAAGCACCGTAGATACGAGCGCCGAAGCGTTGAAGCGCCTGAATGAACGAGTTGGCACCGGCACGCCCGTAGCGTTCGGGGCGGGTACTGATGCCATTGTCGGCTTTATGCGGCTGCTTCCACCCACCACGGAGGAAGTGAAAAAGCACGGCGACGAGCACGAGAAATCAGGGAAGAAAGTCTTTAAGCACGCAAGCGAACTAGCCGCGATTATCAAGCAGACGTTTGCCGCTGCCGTCGAGCATAAGTCCTTGTCGTTGATTCTATCCGACTACCAAGAACACGTGAGCAAAGCGGCTGAATTAAGCCAGAGGTATGGGTCAACCAGCATTGACGCGGCTATTAGCGTTGCCAAACTGGCCGATGCGCAATTCCGGTTAAACCGCCAACTCTCCGACGCCCCCGACTTGGGCGGACTCGGCATTGATTTCTCGAAGCTGCCCAAGGCACAGATGCCAACATTTCAGGGGCCTGAGAACGTCAGCATGATGAGCGACTTTCCGGGCGCGGGCAAAGCCTTCCCGAATATCGGGCCGACTGGCATGATGACGCGGGAGCAACTTGAAGCCCAAAAGCAAAAAATGAAGGAGCTGGGCAAGGTCGGCAAAGCCGCCTACCAGCAAGTCTCAACCGTCGTAACAGACCTTTCGCGCGGCATCACCGACGTCATATTCAAGGGCGGAAAGCTCGGCGACATGTTCGCCAACGTGGCCCAACAGGCGGCGCAGAGCATTACGCGGCTGCTGATCGAAGGCGCGCTGACGAAGCTGGCATCGAAGCTGATGGATGTCGGCGGGCTCATGGGCGCGGTTTTTGGCGGCGGAACCGGAGTCGTGAAATCAGTTGCCGGTGGCGCAATGGGAGATCTTGGCGGGGCCGCGAAAACAGCCAGTAGTGGCATTGGCGGGGCGGCTTCTGCGGCCAGCGGTAGCTTGACCGCCGTCGTCGGGGCTGTCGGTTCCGTCGTCTCGGCTGTTTCCGGTGTTATCGGAAATTTCCAGATGATGGCGATGAATAAAGTACTCGACATCATCGCAAAGCACACACTCCAAACCGCAAATGACCTAGCCAACCTCCGCGCCGATGAATGGCTCCGCGAAGGTCACCTGATGGCCAAATTGGACGACATGTGGAAGACCAACCTGGGCATCTACGACCTTCTTGGCCGCGGTGCGGTGGCGGGCGGCGGCGCGTCGGTCGTTATCAACCTCAACGGCGGCGATCCGAAAGCCGCGCTCGAAGAAATCACTCGGACCCTGAAGCAGTACGGCGTCATCCCACGCGGCTAACCCTTGCCAACCCCCATCGTAAAAATCAACGGAACCACCGTCCCAGCGAAGCAGGGCACGCTAGATATGTCCTACTCGCTCGGCTCCCGCGCCGGGTTAAGCGTGACGGTTATCAGCGAAGACGGCAGCTATCGCCCGGTCGTCGGCAAAGACCTCGAACTATTCGAGGGAGCGACGAAACTATGGGCTGGCTCAGTGGACGAAGTGGACGAATTTTCGATCACGGAAGCCAACCCGACCGGGCGCTATTATGCCATCCGCGCCGTGTCATGGGAACAGTACCTCGACCGCCGCTTCTGCTACAACACCAGCACCGGCCGCCCGCTGATTTATGAGCGCAACTTTGAGTACACCGCCAACGCGGGCACGGACACGCTGACCTGCACGGTGGCGCATAGCCTCAGCAACGGCGACAAAGTGCGCGTCAAGGCGCACGCCAACGGCGCGGTTCCGGGCGGGCTCTCGGCCACCGTCGAATACTTCGTGATCTCCGCCAGCAGCGCGGCGCTGCAGCTCTCCCTCACCAGCGGTGGCGCCGCCGTCAACATCACCGACGCCGGCACGCTCGACCAAATTCTCATCACCAACCGGGCCGGGCTGATCGTATCCGCTCTACTCAGCGACGCGGCCACATCCGAGCCAATCGGAACCGCCAACATAGACAGCGGCGCGGTGGTCGATACCGTCATCTTCGACGCGGGCGCATCCGTCTCGGAAGCCATCGCCGCTCTGGCAGATGCCTCGAACTATGTGTGGTGGATTGACGAGGAGCGCGATCTATTTTTCAAGCCGCGTACCTTTGCAACCGCGCCGTTTTCGATCAACAACACCAGCGGCAACTACCGCAACATTCGCGTTCGCACGACGCGCGAGGACAAATGCAACTCCGCGCTCGTCAACGTCGATCTCGAGCAAATCGGGTATGAGGACGAATCCTTCACCGGCGACGGCTCCACTGTCAAATGGTCACTCGCTAACCCTGTCGGGCAGATTGTGCGCATCCAGGTGAACGGCGAGGACAAAGAGTTCGCGCAGTGGTTGACCGACTCGGACCGCGCGTACTACTACGAAATCGGCAAGGTCTATATTCGGCAAGATGCCGACGGAACCGTGCTCACGGCAGCCGATACGCTCCGCGTGGTATACCGCAAGTTCGGCGCAAACACGATTGCCGAAGAGGATAGCGCAGACATCTCCGCCACCGCCACGCTCGAAGGCAATAGCGGCACCTACTCGCTTCCGTTCGACCGACCAGGCATCGGGCAGCAACAGGCCAGCGTCGAAGGATTGGCGCTGGTGGCGGCGCGCAAGAACAACGCCGTCGAGATCACCTACGAAACCGACCAGCAAGTAGAGGCGACATGCCACACGCTGCGACCTGGGCAACTCCAGACCATCGCTAATAGCTACTTCAACGTGGCCAGCGGCACGTATTTGATCCGCGAGGTTTCCCTTCGCGATGTTTACGGCCAATGGCTCCAATTCACCGTCAAGGCGATCTCAACCAACCGGCTGGGCGGCGCGGTCGAGTTCTGGAAGGCCATCGCGGGCGGCTCGTCTGGCGGCGGTGCCACGGGTTCATTTGTGGCGAGCGGCTCGACTGGCACCGGTGGCGGCTCGACGCCCATTGAGATCGTACTGACGGCCAACACGACCATCGCCAGCCCGTACACGCCAACGGCTGCCGACCTGCTGACCGTCTACGTGACGCAGGGAGCTGGGCCATACACGATCAGCTTCGATTCCGACTTCAATACGAATTTCGGTTCTACGCTCCCTGGAAAAAATGGCTCGGTAACGTGCTTTCAGTTCCGCGGGCGTGCCGACGGCAAGTG